CTGACCTCACCATTAGGTGTAGCAAAACGTACACGACAATGCTGCGGTCGGTTTACTTTAACACATAATCCTGGGTATGTCAACGACGTTTCTTCAAGACGAATCATTTGTTCCGATGGCTGAACAACTCGTGGATTAAAACAGACAAAATTTTCTGGTGAGCCACGCATAGCAAAGATTCTATATGGTATACCGACTTGGATAGCTGCAAGACAAAGTCCATTATTATCATACATAGTCTTTACTAGTTGCTGAGCAAATTCGGCTGGATCAAACGGTGGTTCTCGGAAGTCAAAAGTTTGACTGACTTCTTTTAAGATAGGGTTTGTGTATCCTAAGATATGCATCTTAATTCATGGAGTTCTTATGATTAATAAAATGTTCTTCTAGTTCATTCTTAAGTTCTTCTTTAGTCCAGCCAGCGCCGAGAAGAACGTGATACGTATTGATGAACATATTAAAACATGTTGCAATGACATCATAGTTTTCAAGATTCTGATCATTTTCTGCTTCAAAGATTTTCATCATAATTTGATCAGCAACGTCATTACAAAGATCAAGATCAATTTTGATTTCTGTTCCGTCTTCTAGTACTTCGGTGATGATATTTTTATTATCAGTCATTATATAATCCTTTATGTTTCGATGTGACTAAAGTTTTTATGTTTTACAAACTTTATCACGTTGGGGAACTTTTCACTCATATTTTCTCTGTGAGAGATGACAAACAGAGAAGTATTTTCTGATACTGAATCTAGGATAGTCATTAACATATCTAGTGCATTGGTATCTAAACTTCCATCGAGTACTTCATCTAGTATCAATAGATTAGTAGACATGGAGTTACGAAGCTTAGCAACGGCTCTCCAAGTAAACAACAGTGCTAAGTCAATCTTTTGTTTCTCTCCCTCAGAGAAAGAAGCGTAACTAAACTCATCCCTGTGTCTAGACTTGATAGTCTCTTCAAACTGTGAGTTAAGTTGAAAATCAACAAAAAAATCCATTGCCGAAAGATACTTATTAATTAGCTTATTAATGATTGGTACATATTGATTTATGATTTTAGTCTTGATACCCCCGTCTTTGAGTAGAGAAGAAGCTACCGAGAGAGTTTTCTTGTTATCTTGTAGCTCATTGTACTCTTCTATCAGAGTCTGTCTTTTCTGTTCTAGATCAGCAACTTGTGAAGTACTGATAGACTCTATCTCTTTCTTAGCAGTGTTTATGTCTCTCTGTAAAGAGTCTATTTGTTCTTCTGTATGAAGTGTGACTTGATGATGACTTCTGTACTCAGTTAATAGTCTCTGCTTCTCGTTCTCTTTGGTGAAGAATTCATTCACTTTTTCTTCATGTTTATTAAGTCTGATTTGTAAATCGACTAGGGTTTGGTCAAGTTCTTCTAACTTTGAGTTAGTGTTCCCAATACTATCACATCGTAAATCAGAACTAATCTCTTGCTTACACGTCGGGCAAGAATCATGTTGTTCAAAAAACTTGATTTCTTGTTGTAACAGGGCTTTCTTTGTACTGAGTTGAGTTTCTAGTTCTTTAAACTGTTCTGATTTCTTTTTAAGTTTCTTTTCATCACACATGGTCGATTGTATCTCGTCGACTCTGTCTTTTATCTCAGCCATCGTTCTCTTAGTGGATTCTAACTTATTATTCAAGTCATCAATAGCCGTTTGCTTCTCGCGAATATATCTGTCGCTCTTGGTGCGAGTCTGTTCAAGATGATTTTTGATAACCTGGATCATCTCGTTGTTCATCTTTTTCTCATACTCATTACGAGTGATAGAAGACGTATTATCAGCTATTTGTTCTTTTAGTAGTGTATTCATGGTGGTGAATACTTGAAGATCTAGTAAGTCTTCTATGACTGCTCGACGCTGAGCAGCCGGCAACTGCATAAATGGAACGAATGAAGCGCTGCCGAGGATGTCTACTTGACAAAACGTCTTATAGTTAGACTTGAGGATTTGCTTCTCTAGTGTCTCCTGATAGTCACGAACATCAGCCGCTTGATTTAGTAACACGTCGTTACAATACACTTCAAAGACATTTGGCTTCATACCTCTACGAATGAGGTAGTCATTCTTACCAATGGTAAAAGTTATCTCTACTAACAGTTCACGCTTAGTAATCGTGTTAAGTAGCTGCGGCTTATTAATATTACGAAATGGCTTACCATACAGCACAAAAGTAAGTGCGTCGAGCAGACTTGACTTACCAGAACCATTCACACCAACTATCAACGTAGGATCGACGTTATGTAAGTTGATTTCGGTGAATTGGTTACCGGTAGATAAAAGATTCTTCCATTTGATATTCTTAAATACTATCACTCTACACCCATAGTCAAAGCTTTGTTATATAGTTCAGTTATAACTCTTTCTAACTTATCGTGATTGACTGTTAACGAATCAAGTTGTCTGATGTGACTACGAAATATGTCTAGTGTTGATTCTGCTTCGTCAATGATGTCTTCATCATCTTCTACGTTTAGGTTACGATGATCCTCAACAATGGAGATATCAATTGGCGTTGCTTTTTCGATCTTTTCACAAAACAGATCAAACCAATAGGGATTAGTTTTGTTCTGCACTATGACTTTAACAAAAGTGTTAGTGAAACTATTAGCGTCAAAGTCAAGCAAACTTTCGATAGTATGTGATGAGTCATCATACCACAACTTCTTAAACATATTATACGGGTTCTGAACAAATGTCAACTCCAAAGTATTGGTGTCTAAGATGTGGAATCCACGTGGATCATTATAATCAGACCATGTAAATTCAGCGTGTGAACCTAGATACACAATTGAAGCGTCACTAGACTTATGGTGGAAATGACCCGAGAGTGTTAATTCAAATTTATCAAACGTTGTTTTTTTCTCGCCGTGTGATGAAATGGAGCCGCGATACATCTCAAACCCTTCAATTTCAAGATGACCCATACAAAGTCTAGCATTACTTTCTTGAATCATCTTCATAGACTGTTCTTGATTTTCAGAACAAATCCAAGGTAAAAGAAGCATCTTACAATTATTAAGAATAAGTTCTACCGGTTCTGTGTATAATGCAATGTTTGAATATTTTCCGTCAATGAGTTCTGTGAGCGCGTTGACTTTATTTGTATTCTTGTAAAACGTATCATGATTGCCCACAATAAAAGTACCAACCATACCATATTCTTGAATCCTATCTAAAAAATCAGTCCTTAGTCGACTTGCAGTAAGAAAGTTAACATGTTTTCTACGATCTACAACGTCTCCTAAATGAATGACATGGCTGATGTTATTATCTTTTAAAGTAGGGAAAAAGATAGTATCTAAAAATTTTTTATTAGCGTCTAAAAAAGCTATGTTGTCGGAACGAATTCCATAGTGAGTATCAGTTATAATAGCCAATTTCATTATTATTCACCATTAGCAAATTTTTCTATACCTATTATATCCTTCTTTTTTGATTTTGTCAACTTAGACTCAAAGTCATTTATTATCTGATCTGAAATTTTGTTTCCGGTAATGTCTACTATTTCAGTATCGAAAACGTGGAGTACTTGCATATTTTTGTGTTTGATGTAAGTCTCTTTCTTTTCCTTAGCGATTCTTCTAATGAAAGCGTTCCATGCTATCCAACTAAAATAACCAAACGCGTTAACCGTTCCTGTTCTAGATCTTTCTATAGACTTTTTTTCATCAAACTTTTGAACAGCCTCCAAACAATTCTCGATAGCGTCACCGACCATCTCTTCTCTAAAAGAATAACCAGAAAAGTTTGGTCGAGTAGCCATCTTTGTGCATATGGCGTGTATGCATAGACCAATGTAGTCTGGTATCTTTGCATCTGGTTGTGATTCCAACTTCTGCTTGTATTCATTCAGAGCCACGATAAAATCTTTGTTATTAACATAATGCTTTTTAGTTGCACTCATTGGTTGACACTCCTGGAAACGTGTATATAATCAGGTATTGAGGAAAAGGTAATGGTATAGGTTATTTTAAGTCTATAGGATAAATCTTATAGTCAAATGACTCGCTTGAATATATCTTGATACGTTCCAGGAAATGGAGTATGGTATGGTTCTTTTTGGATTTCCAACTCAAGTCATCAGCTATGTCATACAGAGTAGCTGATACTTTGTCACCAGACTTTCTAAGTACTCGACCTATTGATTGTAAGTTTCTAATCCTAGATTTAGATGGACTAGTAAAGACTAAGTTTTGAAGATTAACTATATTGACACCGGTAGAAGTAGTACCTGAACTAGCAAGAATAATACAGTCAGTTTTTGTTTCTACTGAGTGTCTAATTTGTTCACGATCGTGAGCTGATACTTCACCAGATATAAAATATACTAGTCTATCACCAGCTTCATCTTTTATCATGTCATATAACACTTTACCATGTTTATCGACAAAATTAAAAAAGACAATTGTGTTACCGGTAAGTGATAGTACTAAATTTTTGATGAATTTGTTTCTAGATTGATTAGTAACTATAAAGTCTAGTTCTTTCTGATAGTCTAACTTTGACACTTCTTTTTTGATATGATCGGGATACTTTAATACAAGAGCTTTAATCTTTAGAGAAGCTACTGTTCCTTTTTGCATCAACTCTGAGGTTGTAGTTACTCTAGTCACAGGTCCAAACAATCCTTCTAGGACCATCTTATTAGTTTGTGTACCATCTAATGTACCAGTAAACCCAAACCGATGTTTACAACTAGGAAGATTTGTCATGATGGTAGTCAAGCTCTTTGCTTTAAAGAGATGGCACTCATCACCTATGACTAAATCAAATCTGTCGAACCAATTCTTATGGAGTTTATAAATGGATTGCCAAGTAGATATGACAATCTTCTTATCAGTTATCTTTTCTTCACCACCCATTATTTTATGAATTTGCTCAGGATCAAATCCATAGTCCTCAAAGTCAGAAGCCATTTGATGAACTAGAGAAGTAGTTGGTACAATGATGAGTGTATTTGAATTATAATGACGTGTCAACATATAAATGATAAGTGATTTACCAGAAGCAGTCGGTGACAACAATACTGCTCTTCTTTTTCTAATTGCATGCACATAAGCATTTATTTGATAGTCTCTTGGTACTTTTGTAAGACTCATATTTTCAATAGATTTTTTAGCTTCTAACAATGAAAACTCTTCATCATAGTCTATGCCATCTAACTCAAACTCATACTTTCTAGTTTTACAAAAAGATTCTACGTATTCATTGAGCCCAGCATATAATGTACAAGTAAGTGGATTTAATAAACGTATTTTACCATCCCAGACTTTATTTCTTACCGAAGGCATAAACTTAGCACCAGGTACTTCAAATGTAAAATGGTCTGCAAGTTCCATTGCTATACCAGGATCACACTCTATCTTATTATACACCTCATTAAATTTTTTAACTATAATCTTATCCATTTTTACCTAATGTATCTCATATGAATCATTAACCACCCATTGTGAATCGTATAAAATCCACTGCCGTTTTAATGTTATAACCACGATTGTTTAGTGTCTTAATAATTGATTCTAAAAATTCGACTTTTTCTTGCTGAACACCGATCTGCAGAGACATATCTATAATGTCTTGATCAGCTTCTAGATACATAGGTATGTCAGCCTTGAGTACTATACCACGCGGCGGGAGCTTCCAACCTTTTGCTTTAGTCTCTTCATCGTGACCCTGCGCAAGAAACTCTGTCTTTTCTAAACGAAGCTTCTTATACTCAGTTTCAAGTTTCTTTAACCTAGATTTTTCCGCTACCAAGTACCTATAATACTTGTGATGAAGATTTGGGATCTTGAGAGACTCATCATCTAATCTTGTCTTATCTATCTCAGCATCCTTCTCCCACTCGGAGAATAAAGACTCAAAATTCATAATATAATCCTGTATCGATAATAGTATATAATAACACAAGTATTATTAAATGTCAACCGCCAATAAACACAGTAGGTGAACCAGAAATAATGATATTATCTGATCCATAATTATCACCAATTCGCCCCATTCCTTGCCCACCGATAAAGACTGTAGATGATCCTTCGGTCAGAGTAGAAGTATCCGGATCGCACCCATAAAACGCGTGAGCACCGACTTGATCGCCGACTCTGACTGCTTTATGACCATTCACGTATACTTCACAAGTTGGAGTCCCAGTAACAGTAGTTACTGGAAATGCACAATCTTTTCCAATTCCTGTTTTTGAAAATACATTATCTATACCACCAGATCTAGCTGCAGCAGGCATTATATTTTTCCTTGTGTTACTACTTGTTCAAATACATTTAATGCAGGTTCCCAGTCCCAATGTACATATTGAGACATACTATAACTTGCAGTATCATTTGGATCAACACCAATTGCTGTAAAATTATAACCGGTTAATAGAGCATAAGTGACAGATGGTGTTATCCATTTAATTAATGCTAAAAAATCATTAGGTATTTGTTGCGGTGTAGTAGTTACTATTGGAAACCCTTCTTCATCTAAAATAAATTCGTAAGTATCACTTCCTATCAAACCACCACTAACAGTTCCACCTACACTAATGACATATTCAGCTGGATTTGGATCTATGACATTAGAGTATAGACCAGAGACACTAGTGGGCAACTCAACATCTATGCTATCGATAGCGACTGTTTCTGTGACTTCACCATCTATTTTTTTCAATGTAAATTTTAAATAAATCAGAAACGCGGTGCCTGAATAAACTGAATATAAGTACGAAGGATCGTCAATTGGACGAAAATCCCCAAGGATCGATGGTACCGTAATAGGTGTTTGTACTATCTCTAATACATAAGAACTCATGTTACTTTCACGATATCAAAAATAGTATATACAAATCTAGCCGTAGCTTCTATATAGTTAACAGATTCATCCGTTGACTCAAAACTTATGCTAGATACTGATATGGGAAACGCGTCTTTGAACACGAACTCGTAATTAGGGTTCTTTTGACTAGTCAATACTGTAACGACTATGTCAGACTTCAAACCCTCGCCGGTGTATATTGCTTTCTTAGAAAGATTAGCATATTCTTCAAAAAATGGTTTACCAAGAGACCTTACCCAGTTATGTATCTCTAAGTAATTCTGTAAGTTTTCATCTACTTTAAATGTGACATCAAGTTCATCATACTCAAGGTGGTCACCAGACAAAGGTATCTTTATCAGGGGATTAGGTGTATCTACTTTAGGTAAAGAGATGCCAGGAATATTGATCTTTTGTACGAAAAAATTTAAGTTTGGTGCTCTCTTTAGCGTGAACTTAAAGTTCAGTGGCGAGAGCATATTAAGCATGGTCTGTGTACTCATAGCTTACTCACTAGAATGTAATGACTATTCTATTTATCTCATAAAAAAATCCGGGAAGTTTCCCTCCCGGATTTCTTTTTTAGTAAAGTGATACCTTAGAGAAGGTTTGTTACAACCACTCTACGGTAGTAGACGTTAGTGTTGAAAGTTAGTGCACCAGCACCAGCTGTAGCACCTTCGGCGAATGGATTTGCTACCATGCCGTATCGAGTCTTGAAGCCAATTTTTGGTTGGAAGCTGTCTTGATCGACTGCACGAACCATTTGTAGTGGAACATATGGGCAGTAGAATAGACCAGCATCAAACGCAGAAGAACCCTTATAACCAACGG